TCTTCGTGGCGGTTGCTTCGCGTATGCGATGCCACGCGGAAGCGGCAAGACTTCGCTTTCGCTCGCGACCGCGTTGTGGGCGGTGCTGCATGGCTACGCGAAGTACGTACTCGTAGTGACAGCGAACGGTCAGCGAGCGCGACAGACGATCCAGAATCTTATTCTCTGGCTCACGACGGCGCGCGAGCTCATCGAAGATTATCCCGAAGCGTGTTATCCGATACTGCGAGCTGACGGCAGCTTGCAACGCATGCGTTTTCAGCTTTTCGACGGCAAGCCGACGCATCTGCGACTTACGTTCGATCGGATCGTACTCGCGTCGATCGACGGTTCGAAGTGTTCGGGCGCGCTGATCCAATCGGTGCCGCTCCGTGGCGGTTCGCTGCGGGGTCTGCAGCACGCGTTACCTGATGGCCGACTTGTGCGGCCACAGCTCATTCTAATCGATGACCCGCAGACTCGCGACAGCGCGATGTCGCCACGGCAGTGCGAGTATCGACGTGCGCTCATTCAATCGGATATCCTCGGCACGATGGCCCACGATCACAAGGCCGCGGTGCTGTGCACGTGTACGGTCATTCGCCGCGGCGATCTCAGCGACCAGTTGCTGTCGTTACCCGAGTGGAGCGGCGAACGTATTGGTCTACTTCGTTCGATGCCGACCGATATGGCGGCATGGTCGGAGTACGAACGTGTGTATCGCGATGCGATCCGAGTGCGCGATTACCAGCGAATCAACGAGTACTACCTCGCGCATCGTGCACAGCTCGATGCCGGCGCGATTCCGTTTTGGGAGTCGTGTTACGATCCGCGCATCGAAGTGTCGGCGATCCAGCACGCAATGCATCTTTACTTCCAAGACCGCAACGCGTTTTACTCGGAGTATCAGAACGAACCTGCGGCGAACGTCGTTGCGGACGATTCGATCGCGATTGCGCCGGAGTCAGTTGCGTCCGCGTTCGGTGATTTCTCGATTTCGCCTTCGGAGCGAGTCGGGATTTACGTCGACGTGCAAGAGCGGATTCTCTACTACGCGGTCGTTGCGCGAGAGAACGATCGCGTGCGCGTGGCGTTTTCGACGTGGCCCGAGCAGCATGCGAATTACTACTCGACATCGCGACCGGCGTTATCACTCGAAGGCTTTTATCGCGTTACGGCGCCGCAGTCGATCGAGCGAGGTTTGCACGACTTACTCGCGCAGCTTCGTGCTCGTTATCCGAATAGCTTCGTACTCGTAGACGCCGGCTATCGCAGTGACATCGTATCGTCGGTGGCCGCGGTACACGATCGCGTCTATCCCGCTTACGGTCGCTACGTTGGTGCGCGCTCGAAGTCTTCGGTCGTTGAACTGACGAAGCCGGGCGACGTAACGGGCAGCGCGTGGCGCATGACCCGCGATCCGGACCGCGCTACGACGAGCGTACTGATCGACACGAACCGTGCAAAGACGAGCGTCGCGAATCTTTTCGCATCGTCTTCGGTTGAGATTGCGCGTACCGTCGATGCGCCGGTCGTGATCGAGCATCTTACGTCGGAGACCGGCGTGGCCACGCAGTCGATCTGGCGGCAGTGCGTGGAGTGGTCGCTCTTACCGGCGCGCGAAAACCACTACTTCGACTGCCTCGTGGGCGCGCTCGTTGCACGCGAGATTTTCGATTCGCTCGAGTCGAGTTCGTCTTCGACTTCGGATTCGAATTCGAACTGGCTACTCGAAGGACTACTTCGTTATCGTGCGAGGGCGATGTCATGATCAACGAGACGCAGCGCCAACAGCTTATCGAATCGTTAGTTGAGCAAGCGCGGCAGCCGAAGACGGTGACTGTCGATGGCATGACAGTTCAGTATCGCGACGTGAGCGAGCTACTCGAGTTCGTGCGCGAAGTATCGGAGCCGAAAACGGTAGTCGTGAAGATGAATGCGCCGGGAGCGTTAGGATGATCGGCTGGCTGCGTCGAGTCTTCAGTCCGAGTGGCAACGCGTCGTCATCGCGAGCGGACGTTTCGTTTCGCGCGCGTTACGATGCCGCGGCAACGACTCCGGACAACGCGCAGCACTGGTCGCAAGCGGATGCGCTTTCGCCGTCGGCAGCGCTGACGCCGAGTGTGCGACGCACGCTACGGAATCGATCGCGTTACGAGGTCGCGAACAACAGCTACGCGAACGGCATCGTCTCGACGATCGCGAATTATACGGTCGGTACCGGGCCGGTCCTGCAGGTTCGTACTACGAACGAAGAGTTGAATCTTCGTCTCGAGCGAGCGTGGTCCGAGTGGTGCGCTGCGGTCGATCTACCCGAGATTCTGCGCACGATGCGTCGCTGCGTTGTCGTCGATGGCGAGGCCTTCGCGATCCTCTGCGACTATCCGCGGCAGCGAACGAAAGTGAAGCTCGCGGTTCGACTCGTCGAGCCGGAGCAAGTTAGCGAGGGTCCGATCTCGGCGCTCATGCAACCGGTTGAGGGCATTGTTTTCGATGACTACGGGATGCCAGCGGCGTACCACGTGTTGCGGCGACATCCCGGTGACATCGCGGTCGCGGATATCGACTACTCGTACGAGACGATACCGGCGGACTCTGTCATTCACTACTTCCATCGCGAGCGACCAGGTCAGTGGCGTGGTGTTCCCGAGATTACGCCGGCGCTACCTCTCTTCTCGATTCTGCGTCGATTCACGCTCGCGACTGCAGCTGCGGCCGAGACCGCAGCGAATCTCGCGGCTGTTTTGCAGACCGACTCGGCCGCGTATATTCCACGCGATGCGGAACGATTCGCGCGCGAACTTGTCTGGCAATTCGTCGATCTGCGACCACGTAGTGCGACCGTGTTGCCACCGGGTTGGCGACTCTCGCAGATGACGGCGCAGCATCCGACCACGACTTACGGCGATTTTGTGTACCATCTCATGAGCGAGATTGCGCGGTGCCTCAACGTTCCCGTCGTAGTCGCGCTCAACGACTCTTCGCGTGCGAACTTTTCGAGTGGTCGACTCGATCTTCGCAACTGGTATCGCGCACTCGAAGTCGAGCGTGCGCGGGTCGAAGCGATCGTGCTCGAGCCGCTACTGCGAGCGTTTTATCGCGAGTGGCGCATTGCTGACAGCGAGGCGTCAGCGCTAGTCGGCTTGGGTCGCGAGTTACCGGATCACGAGTGGTACTGGCCTGCGCTCGAGGGCGTCGATCCGGAGAAAGAAGCGAAAGCACAGCGTTTGCGCCTAGAAAGCGGCCTCACGACGTTTGCGTACGAGTACGCGAAGCAGGGTCGTGACTGGATAACCGAGCTTCGTCAGCGAGCGAAAGAGTATGCGCTCGCGAACGAACTCGGTCTCGATTTCCTTTTCGAGAAAGGAGGTAATAGTGATGCCGAAGACGACGAAAAAGTTACTTCGGATTCGAGCGAAGGCGAGGATTCGCGCGCAGGGTCCTGAAGACGAGCTCGAAGACGAAGAAGACGAAAACGAAAACGAAGTCGCTGCGCAAGACGAAGAGTCGCAGCCAGCGACCGAGGAAGCGCAGCCGACTGACGACACCACGTCAGAGCTGCTAAGGAAAATTCAGATCGTCGCGTACACCGGTGGTACGATGACGGTCGAAGGCTGGCCGCTGCCGGTCGTGGTCGATCTTAGTGGCCTCGAGATTCCGACGAGTTCGTTACCAATTCGCTACGCGCATGACGAGTACGCTGGTATCGGGCACACAACGAATATCGCGATCGAGGGCAACGAGATCGTCGCGGATGCCGTGGTCTCGCGCGACACCGAATACTCGCGCGACTTTCTCTCGTCGATCGAGAACGGCTTTCCATGGAAGGCGTCGATCGGCCTCGAGGTCGTCGAGTATCGCGAGATTCCTGACGGCGCGGAAATCGAAGTGAACGGTCGTTCGTTTACGGGTCCGCTCTACGTAGTCGATCTCGCCGTGCTGCGCGAGATTTCGATTGTCGACGTGCCGGCCGACATCGGTACGTCAGTTGTGGCCGCGAAAGCTGCTCGGAGGGTTGAAATCGTGAAGCGAATTCTCGGGAAATATCCGCACCTCGCGGAACGTGCGATTCAAGAAAACTGGTCCACGAAGAAGTGCCAACTTGCTGCGATTCGCGCGAGTCGACCGAGCAGTCGAGTTGTGCATGCGTTCGATGCGAGCGTGGATACGACTGAGGTCCTTACCGCCGCGGTCATGCTCCGTGCCGGCGGTTCGGTTGCGAAGAGCGTGGAAAAGAAGTTCGCGCCGCGGATCGTCGATGCCGCGTCGAAGTATCGCAACCTCGGTTTGCTGCAGTTAGCACGCGAGTGCTTGCGACTCGAAGGTCATCGCGTCGATCCGTACTCTTCGCCGATGGACGTGATTC